CCGTCTTTACTATACATATAATACTATTTAGCTTGATTTTGAACTTAGCGTCCGGTCCAACAGTAAACATAAAGGGAGCAAGTCCCATTGTAGAGTCTTTGCCTGCTACTAACATTAGAGGCTTTCTAATCTCTACTAGTGCATCTGTTTCTGCTTTTAGTGTGGCTACCATTTCTTCGCCACTTGATAATTTGATGCTGACAATATCGCCAACTTTGTATGGTGCTTCTATTAACATTATGTTCCGTATCCTGTTCCGTTAAAATTACTGTTTTCCATGTATTCAACTAAGTCGTCATAGCCACCAATAACTTTACCACTAATAATAATCTGTGGTACTGTTCTGGCGTTTGGTGCTACTTCTAATAGTTGTTCTCTTGTGACGTCTACGCCAATTTTCTTTTCCACGAATGGTATCTGCATACGTTCAAGTAGGCGTTTAGTTCTGATACAATAGGCGCAATCTTCTTTACTATAAACTTCAATGCTTTGAGACATTGTAGGCTCCTGTTTATAAACTTAGTCCTGCAAAAGTTTCAGTATCAACATCCTGCTTTACCCCTCCAATAACATAACTGGAGATTTCTGTTTCCTGTGGTGCAACTTGTACTTCTGCTCCTGATATCCACTTCTGTGTCCAGGGTAATGGGTTTGCTTGTGTAGTTGTATAAGGACATTTAATTCCTAGTGCAACCATTCTTTTACAACAGATCCATTCAATATAGTTATGTAATAGTTCTGCATTAAGGCCAATCATACTACCATCTTTAAACAGATAATTAGCCCATTCTTTTTCTTGCTCAACTGCATCTATAAACATTTGCTGAACTTCATCAGCACATTCAATGGCAATCTTTGCAAAATCTGGATCCTCTTTTGTGAGGACTTTACTTATTAAATACTGTGTTGAACCTAGATGTACGTTTTCGTCACGAGCAATAAACTTAATAATTTTAGCATTACCTTCCATCTTCTTAAGTTCAGCAAACGCCCAACTACATGCAAACGATACATAGAAGCGAATGCCTTCCAGTACGTTAACACTATTAATACATAACCAAATCTTCTTCTTTAGTTCGTATAGATCAATATCTACAGTCTTACCGTTTACTTTATGTTTGCCTTCACCCAGCAATCTATAATACATACTCATTGTGATTAGTTCATCATAGTACTTGGAAATGTCTCCAGCACAATCAACAATCTCTTGTGAATCCATTAGCTCATCAAAGATTTTACTTGGGTCACTAAAGATGTTACGGATAATATGTGTGTAACTTCTACTGTGGATTGTCTCTGAGAATGTCCAGGTAATGATCCAATTTTCCAGTTCAGGCAAAGAAACAATTGGACTGAATGCCTCATTTGGTGCTCTCCCTTGTACACTATCAAGTAGGATCTGTCTTTTTAGATTACTTGTAAAGATATGTTGCTCATGTTCAGTAAGATCCTTAAAGTCTTTGGAATCCTTACTTACATCAACTTCTTCAGGTCTCCAAAAGAAACCCAGTTGTTTATCAGTTAACTTATCAAACTGCTTATACTTCATTGTGTCGTAACGTTGCATACCTAGACTTTCATCTAGAAATGCATTGGCCTCTGTGTGGCTCTTCTTATTGTCTATATTTAAAACAGTCATCTTATCCCTTATCCCCTAAATTGTACATGCTTCGCAATCTTCATCATCTATATTGCCGACTTCTAATGGTACTTCATCTTTAAACTCTATCTCGCCCTGTCCATCATAGGTATTGAAATAGTATAATTGTTTGCCACCATATTTGTAGAACATTACAAGGTGTTGTAATAGTACACTCATTGGTATCTTTTCGTCTGGATAGTGTTCAGGATTATAACTTGTGTTTACACTAATACCCTGATCAATATATTTTTGTAGTACTGCCATAATCTTTAAGTAACCAACAGGTGACTTCTGATCCCATAGCAAGTCGTATTTGTTTTTAAGGCGTGGATAACCCGGAACAACTTGTTTAAGTATTCCATCTTTACTCTGCTTTACACTCACAAACGCTCTAGGAGGTTCAATGCCGTTAGTACTGTTACTAATTTGTGCAGACGTTTCACTAGGCATAAGTGCCATTAGTGTACTATTACGAATACCTGTAGCCTTTAACTGTTCACGTAAACCTGCCCAGTCTTTTCTTTCTACATGTGGTACTAGTTCATCCACTTCTTTCTTATATGTTTGGTTAGGAGTAATACCTAATCCATATTTTGTTTCCATGTTACCACTAATACTACCCTGCTCTACTGCTAAATCGGCACTGGCTTTAATTAAATAATAACTCCATGCTTCTGCCCATTCATCCACTAGTTCTAGATTTGGATCCTGATAGTTGGTATCGTTCTTTGCTAACCAATAAGCGAAGTTAATAATACCAACACCCACAGGTCTACGTTTCATTGTGCTTAATTCAGCCGCTATAACTGGATAGTTCTGATAATCTAATAGTGCGTCTAATCCACGAACTGCTAGAGCCGCCGGCTTTTCAAAGTCTGCTGGAGTTCTAATGTTACCCCAATTAATAGCACTTAGAGTACATAGGCTAATCTCGCCTTCTTCATCCATAATATGCTTTAGTGGCTTAGTAGGTAAGTTGATCTCACAACATAAATTACTTTGTCTAATTGGTGCTACTGCTTCATCAAATGCACTATGAGTATTTGCATGATCCACATTCATTAAATAAATGCGTCCTGTGTTCTTACGCTCTTCCATAAACATACCAAACAAAGCACCTGCTGAAATTGTCTTCTTACGGATTTTTGTATTTCGTTCTGCTATCTCATATAGACGCTTGAATTCATCTTGATCATTAAAAAATGCATCATTAAGTCCAGGTACATCACTAGGTGAGAACAGAGTAATATCTTTGTTTGTTAATAGTCTTTCATACATAAGTTTGTTAAACTGAACTCCATAGTCCATATGTCTAACTCTGTTGTCTTCTGTACCTTTGTTGTTCTTTAGTACTAGTAAATCTTCCACTTCCAAATGCCAGATAGGATAGTATAGAGTTGCTGCTCCACCACGTACACCGCCTTGGCTACATGACTTAACACTTGATTGGAATAGTTTATAGAAAGGAATGACGCCAGTATGACTAGCATCACCACGTCTAATAGGACTACCAATAGCACGAATCTTTCCAGCACCAATACCAATGCCTGCCTTCTGTGAAACATACTTAACAATAGCACTTGATGTTGCATTAATACTGTCTAGACTATCATCTGTTTCTATTAGAACGCAAGAAGAAAACTGCCTTTGCGGAGTACGAACACCTGCCATAACTGGCGTGGGCAAACTAATATCAAAGTTACTGATTGCATCATAATAATCTCTAATCCATTTCATACGTTCTGTTTTTGGATAACTCATGAAAAGAGTAGCTGAAATCATCATGTATGTAATTTGTGGTGTTTCATAAATATCACCAGTAACACGATTCTGTGCAAGATACTTGCCTCTGAATTGTTCCATACCTACATATGCAATGTTTTCATCTCTGTCATGCTTAATAAAATTATTAAGTTCGTTTATTTCTTCTTGTGTAAATTCTTCTATAATCTGATAATCATAGTAACCAAGTCCAATGTTCTTTGCAATAACATCTTTTAGATGCCATGGCGTAAAACTATCATATACATTCTTACGAAGATGATAGTTAATTAGTCTACCTGCTACCCATTGGTATCCAGGAGTCTCTTCGCTGATTAAATCAGCGGCTGCCTTGATTAATGTTTCTTGAATGTCTGTTGATTTAATACCATCGTAAAATTGTAAATGACTTTTAATTTCTACTTCACTAGCACTAACACCTGTTATTCCTTCACATGCATAAAATACTACAGTATGCATTTTTTCTAAATCTAATTTTTCCTTAGAGCCATCTCGCTTGAGTACGCCAATTTCTTTTGTCATGTTAATTTACCTATTATGTTTTCTAACGTCTTCTATTTAACACCAGATGGACGAAGTTTACTTGTGCTTTATTAAATCTTCTACGTTCCATGACTGTACTATTTCGCTATTATCTAGAATCTTAGTTGCGTTTTCTATTATACCATAAGTATAGTTTAATATATACGTTTTGTCAACCAAAACAATCAATCCTAAAAAATGATCTGTTCTATCTTGTAGTAAACACAGTTCAGTCTGCTTCTCTAATAACTGTATAGAGTAAGCCATACCTAATGCAATGGCATTTTCGTCAAACTCACCCTTGTGGATCAGTTCCCAAGGATCAGGCCAATCATT